GCAGGTTCAGAAAGAAAGACTTACCAGTAGTAGCTATGCTTGACACGTCTGCAGTTGACAATTATCGCCCACCTACCATGACTGGCACGGTGGTATATCAGCCAAGTCACGGCATGAATCAAGCTGTGGGCGGTGCGGTGACAGGCGGCAATCCATACAACTGGCAGGAGTACGGCTATCGTGGGGAAGTGTTCGTGCCAAGCGCGGACGGCTTTGTGCTAAGCAGGGCGGATGCGGAGCGGGCACTCGCGCGCGCGCTTTACGGTGGTGAATCTGCTATTGACCCAGAGGCAATTGGCAAGGCGGTTGCAAAAGCGCTAAGCGGGATAACGGGTAACAAACAGGGCAGTGGGAACGTCTATAACCTGACTATGCCGACCAGCAGCAACCCGGCGGATGTGAGGACGGCTTTTGAACTGATGGAGGCATGGGCATAAATGACAGCACCTGTATTATCGCACAAGAAATTTTATATTGTGAAGCCTGCGGGCGGCTATAACTATATCAAGAACCCGCGTTTCGATCCGCCTGATGGAGTCGAGGATTGGGTGGCTTCTGGTTCTGGGGTTACGATTGCCTTGTCTGGGGATGAAGCCCGTAGGGGCGCATACTCCATGAAAGTCAATCCAGCTTCGGGTGTTGTAAGTATGGCAATCTATAATGGGCTGAGTATTGTCACTGGGTTGGCTTATACCTTTTCCTGCGATGTAAAAGGCATAGCAGGTCAAGCTATGCGAATTTATGTTGGAACGTATACTGGCAAAACTTTCATTGCAACTGGATATTGGCAAAGAGTGCAAGTTAGTTTTACTTCTACGCAAACTATCTCAAACTGCTATGCGGTTGTCCAGAGAGACGCAATTGCTTCTACCGACCCATTCTACGTGGATGGCGCGCAGTTTGAACAGGCAGTCAAAATGTCCACCTTCATTTCCGGCTATGAGCCCGGATGCGGATGGACGGGATTGCCGCGCAATTCTACTTCCTGGCGCGACCCGCGATCTGCCAAAGGCGGATTGCTTATTGACCTTGAAGACTACTGCGAGATCGTGAGCGTGTCCGGGCTCGGACACGGCGACTGGAATCAGATACTAACCAAGATGACTTCCGGCGGCGATATGTACCAAACACATATCCGCAAAAGCCGCAACTTTTCAATCGTGGTGGACTTTATCGGAGACACGTTGGGCGAGATTGAAGCTAACCGCGCCGCTATTATCGACCTGATCAGACCAGACCTTGCCGAAGGGCAAACGCGCATTATCCGCTACCAGGGAGTTGATGATAGCGGTATTGAAGCCACTAACCCAGTAGACATTGTCTGCGTGCCATTATCGAACACACTGGTAGATACCCTGATATGCCTAATCACCAGCGCGAAATGTTGAATTTTACCATCCCAAGCGGGCTTTTACAAGGCGCGTATAACGAGGGCAAAGAGCTTGACTTGTACGCTAACTTCCCGACTGAATATATTGTCAAACGAGATGCTAACGGAAATTGGTGTAAGTGGAATGGGAGTTCTTATGACAATCTAATGAAAGGTCAGGGCACGACTCAAGGGTTGAATGGCATTGTCTATTGCATGGCGGAAGGACCGGACGGAAAGATTTATGTGGGGGGCAACTTTACAGATGCAGGTGGAGTAACAAACGCAGATTATCTGGCGCGTTGGAATCCGATAAGTGAGGCGTGGGAAGAGGTTGTCGCGGGGATAAATTCTTATATCACATGCATGGCTTTTGATGCAAATGGCGATCTATACATCGGTGGGAATTTTACTGATTTAGGCAGCGCCGCGGGTGACCGCATTGTCAAGATCACAGACCTAAATGGCACTCCGACTGTCAGTGCACTTGGAACAGGAGTAAATGGAACGCCACAAACTATTGCGATTGATTCAAATGGCAATGTGTATGCAGGTGGCTTATTCACAAGTGCTGGAGGCGTGGCTAACACAAACCACATCGCAAAGTGGAATGGAACTACGTGGAGTGCTCTTTCTACTGGCTTGAATAGTTATGTTTGGTCAATGGATTTTTCGCCATCAGGTAACTTGATAATTGGTGGCGAGTTTACCGACACCGCTTACCCTTATTTATGCAGATGGAATGGTTCATCCTTTTCGGTGTTAGGCACAAACACGGATTTAAACGAGAAGGTCTATGCGCTCGCTTTTGGCGCAACTGGTTGGCTTTATGTGGGCGGCGCGTTCACAAATGCAGGCGGGAACGCAAGTGCGGATTACATCGCGAAGTGGTCTGGTTCGAAGTGGGAATCGTTGGGGACTGGAACAAATGCAACTGTCACCGATATTGCTATCAATTCTGGAAGAGTCTATGCGGCTGGTTATTTTACGACCGCAGGTGGACTAACTTTGACAGACCGCGTAGCTGTTTGGTCTAACGGCGCATGGCAACCGCTGGATATCAACCTGCCGGGAACCGCTGTGGCTAAAACAATCCTTCCCGCCTCAGACGGCTCTTTATACATCGGCGGCTCGTTATCAACCGCAAACACAGCTGGAACACCGAACGCCGAAACTGGCGTCGTGGCGCTCAATCTGGAACTGACATCGGCTTCAGCCAACACTTACCCCTACATGCAGATCACGGGACCGGGCACGCTTCAGGCTATCACGAACTACACGACCGGCAAGTCGGTAATGTTCGACGGGCTGACATTGAACGCGGGTGAGACCATCAGTTTGAAGTTCGACCCGCTCGATCTGCAATTCAAAGGCGGGTGGGCTGGCAGACCTAACCTTATGCGATATGTCGTTCCCGGAAGCGATTATGGCGATTTCTACCTGTCACCCGGCGCAAACTATCTCTCGGTCTTCATGACCGACACGACCGCCGCAAGCGGGGCAACAATCGCATGGACTCCGCAATTTTGGGGGCTTGATGGAGCGTTGCTGTAATGAGATATGAACTTGTCTGGTACACGCACGAGGGAGTCAGAAAAGGCGTAATTCAGGCGTTTAACAGCCTTGAGTATATCAAGAGTCAGAACGCCATCGGCGGGTTGGTGGTTGACCTTCCGCGCGGATTGATGCAATACGATGAGTTCAGCGTTGGCGATATATTCGAGGTGTGGCGCGAAAAGGGCGGCGTGCTGGAATTACAGAATGAAACCGCTTACTTCCTTCAGAATTGGGAGTTCTGGACGGACAGCGAAGGGGCGGAGTACATTCGGCTGACTGCCTTTGACGCGAACTGGCTGCTGGATACGGCGATCGTTTGGGCATACGCGGGAAGCGCGGCCGGTGAGATGACCGACTATCCGGATGACATGATGAAGACGATCGTTGAAAACGAGTTGGGTGCTACGGCTGGCACGACACGAACAAAGTTGACTTGCGCGCCGGACTTGAGCGCAGGCGGAACGGCAATCACAAAAGGCTTCGCTTACCGCAATGTGCTGACTGTGTTGCAGGAAATAGCAGAAGCGGCGCATGAGAATGACGTTTGGCTTGGCTTTGATGTGGTACGAACAGCGCCGGGAGCATTCGAGTTCCGGACTTACACCGGGCAGCGCGGGCAGGATCACGGGCGCGCTTCTGGCGATCCGAGACTCGTCGGCAAGCAATACGGCAATTTGAGCGAGGCTACATTCGGCACTTACCACTCGGAAGAGCGCAATTGTGTGCTGGTTGCCGGGCAAGGGGAAGACGCAGCGCGTGTGTGGGTTACACGCACGAATGATAGCCGGATCGGCGCAAGCAAATGGAACAGGCGCGAGTACTTCAAGGACAGCCGGGACGACTCCACCACCGCCGCTTTGGAGGCGGATGGGGACGCGGCGCTTGACGAGTTCAGACCGCGCCAGGTGCTGACTGGC